CTCCCCGGGTTGATTAGAGGTGTCCGTAGAACTGGCGACCGTCGATCCGTCCGATTTCGCTGAAGCCAGCCGGGACGATCGAGGTCCCCATCAGTTCATGAAGCTCCAGCTCGTCGGCGTCGATCTCGACCTCGACCCAGTTGTCGCTCTCCGCGCCGGTTCCCCAGTCGATCGGGTTCTTGCCAGCTGGGATCATCTGGTAGACGACGTTCGTGACGTCGTAGCGGCGTTCGGTCCAGTTCTTGTTCTTGAAGAGGCGGTCCATGTTGTGTTCCTTTCCGTTTCTGATGACCTATAGATAGATCATCTCCCGGCAGATGTAAACCCCTATATTCGAAATAATAGGTTCTCAACCCGAGAACAATCGGTTCCAGACCATCTCCCACCTGTCCTCGTCCGGGAGAGCCATGAACGCCTCCTTCCGCTCATGTCGATCGAGGACCTCCTGTTCCGCTCTCCAGTCTTGGCGCTTCTGGTAGCAGGGTTCGCATAAGGCGGCTTGTGGGAAGAGGTCGCGGATGTCCGCGCCACACTCCCGACAGGTCTTGTCGTGGACGCCCATGGGATCAGCGAGCGGGTCCGAAGACCCACTCCACGATGACGCCGCCACGAGGACCGATCGAGACCAGCTGGACCTCGTCATCGGCACGGAGGACGATCGACCAGACCCGGATGATCCCCTTGACATTGGCGAACGTCTCACGAGCCGCCACACGAGCGTCAGAGATCGTCATCCACGGCTTCTCGCCTGTCGTCATGGCGACGAGGTCACGGACGTCGAAGGTCTCGCGGAGAGCGGAACCAGAGAGGGGAAGAGAGTGGGCCATGGGAGGCTCCTTTCGGGAGGTGGGAGGGGACCATCCCCTCCCTTGTTTCTGTTAGTCGATCAGGACGATGTTGATCGGGCGATCGTTCGGAGCCATGATCCACTCCGCGCGGGCTTTGGCTTGGGAGTAGTCATCGCCCCGGACCCGGAGCTTCGCGCCTTTGAGTGTTTCGATCTGCCAGAGTTTCATGTCGTGTTCCTTTCCGTTTCTGATGATCTATAGATAGACCATCTCCCGGCAGATGTAAACCCTCCACCGGGAAACAATTTGTCATCCCTTCGGATACAATCCCCAGACGCCCAAGAGCTTCCGGCGGTCCGCCTTGCGGGGAGCGGTGTCGACGATGGTCTTCCCGTCGGCGGACATCAGGAGGACGTGGCCCGGGACCCAGACGATGAAGGCCACAGCGCCGATCGACGGCATCGCCTTGCGAGCGCCTCCGGCGGTGTTGCTTTTGACGTAGCTCTTCACGGAGCGGACCGAGAACCGACGACCAGCGGCGCGCTTGACGTCCTCGATCGTGTGGAAGTAACGCTGGGTATGATCCACGCCCAGAGCTTGAGCGACCTTCAGGGCGCAGATGTTCTTGTTCGGGTCTTCGGCGTTGTTGCTGGTCTCGCGTTGTTGCTGGCGCATGGTCTTTATGTGTCTCATGATCTCGTCTCCGTTTCTGATGATCTATAGATAGACCATCTCCCGGCAGATGTAAACCCCCAGCCGGGAAACAATTTGTTCCTTATTCGTTGACCTCGCTCCACGTCGCCCAGCCGTTGGTCTCGTAGTAGTCCGCCTCGTGGTTCATCCACTCTTCGATGACCTTCATGTCGGCGCGTCCCAGCTCCACGTCGTCGCGGTAGCCGCGATCGTGGTGGAGGACCTCTTCGTGGTAGGCACAGGACAGGCTGGAGCTGTAGCCCAAGCGGGAGACGAACAGGTCGCCGTGGGAGTAGGAGAGGCATAGGCCACGCTGGCGGCGGCTTGGGAGCTTCTTCGGGGCGGGGCGGGCTTCCTTGCGGGTCACGATCTCTTCGACCTTGTCCGAGGTCAGGTCGGCTCCGGTGTAGAAGAAGTTCGACATCCCGTTCTTGCCGTGAAGCTCGATCGCCACCAGCTCGCCGCGATCTTCTTCGGTCATGTCTTGGGCGATGATCTCCGCCGCTTTCATGACAGCCATGTCCGTGTCGGTGGCTTCGACGTGTTCGTGGGCGAATTTGAAGTGGATTGTATAGGCGTTCATTTGTCTATCTCCGTTTCTGATGATCTACATATAGACCATCTCCCGGCAGATGTAAAGTGTCCACGGGGGAAACAATACGTTTCGACCCCGTGGACAACCGCGCTTCGAGATTATCAGAAACGGCGCGCGGTGTTCTCTCCTTCAGCCCAGTCGATCAGGGCGTCCAGCTCCCGGATGATCCAGCTCTCGCGCCAGACCCGGGTTTGGTTATGGCTTCAAGCGCCGAAGGACTGCGACGCTTATTCTCATTAGTGAGAATGTCGCTTTGCACAGTAAAATAATGAACCTCGGGAGCAAGAACAGCACCAGCAACAGAAGCAATAAAGTCAGCATTAGCGGCAAGCCTCACATTGATATCGGTGGGAGGGGTGGCTCACGCCACCTCCTCGAATTTGATGTTCTTGTTCGCGGCTTCGCGGATGATGTAGTCCACGCCCTCGATCCGGATAGTGTCGCCGATCGAGGCTCCGAAGTGGTACTCCTTGGCGCGGCGTTCGGCGGTCAGCATCGAGCCGCGACCATATGCCCAGACGCCGCTCTTGTCGTCCGCGCCGATCGCGAAGCCGGAGAGGTATTCGTGACCGGACTTCTCGTTCTTGAAGCCAGCGATCCGAAGGACGATCGGAGAGGTCCGGCAGTAGCCCTTGTCTTCGGTCAGGGGAATGTCGTGACCTTCGGGGAGGCTTGTGACCATGAAGGCTGGGTAGTCTGCGAGGATGTTCATGTCTTGGTTCCTTTCGTTTCTGATAATTAGAACTTATCAACCATCCCCGCAGATGTAAACCCCTATTCGACGAAATTCTCCGTTTCCGTTTTCGAGACAATCATTCCAAGCTCGCGCAATCGCGACAGGTCCACTCGTCGAGGTCGTATTCCTCCGACGCTTCTTCGTCCTGTTCGCACCACCAGCCGCACGATGCGCAACAGAAGATCGCCTCGTCGACCGCTCCTGTGACCGCCTCGTCCAAGTCATCCAGATCGAGGTCCTCCGCTTTGGTTGTCATGCTGTCACACGTTCCCCGGAGGCTCTCGATCAGCTTCTCGATCCGTTCTTCCTTAGTCATCAGAACCGGCTCCCGCTGTAGAGGCGGAGCTGTTGCCCAAGCCCGGAGGCGGGGTCATGTCCGTGATCCCACTGGGCGCTCGTCACAAGCTGCCAGCCGACCACGGGGACCGCTTTCCCCTGTCCGTTGATCCAAACGACCTCCGCGTCACCGTTGCCCTTGTCGGCGGCTTTCTGGAGCGCCTCCATCATGTCCTTGACCTTCATCTCATCCTCCAAATCTCGAACAGCTCTTCGGTCTGGGCGACCGCGTCGTGAACCGCGTCGTGTTCGATCAGGTCCGGTCGGCGTTCGAAGCCGGTGCCGGGACCCATGGCCCGGATCGTCCGGAAGCATCGGTCGAGCTTGTAGCTCCACGGGATCGACTTCCCGGCGCGGCGGTAGGTCTGGGCAAGGAGAGCGTTGTCGAACGCCGCTCCGTTGCCCCAGACGCCATCCAGAGGTCCGGCGTTCTCCAAGAACCCGGCGAACTGGTCGAGGCTCTCGTGGAGCGTCCATAAGCCTTCCGGAAGCGAGGCTCTCGCCTCGTCCTCCTGTTGAAGCCAGAACTCGACCGTGTCCGGGTCGATCACAGCTCCGTCGACGACCGCCTCCTTCAGCGGGATCGTCGCCCGGAAGGTGTCCTCGATCGCCCCGTCTTTCGTCCGGTGGTTCCAGTAGAACGAACAGGCTCCGATCGCCACGATCGGCGCGTCCATCCCGAGACCGAACGTCTCCAGATCAATCATCACATGGTTCATTTAAACTTCTCCTCGAATTCGCGAAGCTCGCGCTCCGTCATCTTGCCAGTCATGTCCGCCGGGAGGATGTCGTAGGTCGAACGGCTGTACTCCTCCGCCATCCCGTGGACGAAAGCCACGATCCGCTCCCACTCCATCGCCGACAGCTGGACCGCGTTCAGGCGGTAGTCCTCGAACGCCTCCCACGCCCACGGACACAGCTCTTGCACCACGTCGGCGATCGGCTGGGTGAAGTCTCTGATCTCCTTCTGGGCGTGGCTGTCCATCCGGAGCCGGAGGAAGTGAAGAAGGTTGTGGAGGTCGATCTTCCAATAGAACTCCGTATAGGTGGCGAGCGGGAGGACGATCCGGGACTGTTCCTTCGAGACGCCCGATCGGATCATCGCGTTGTAGAGGTCCGAGGTCCCGCTGTAGTGCTGATCGAGATCAGCCATCCAAGCTCGCGCGACATCCGGGTCGAGGTCCTCGCCGGAGCCTTGCTTGTTCAGCTGGCTCTGGTGGCGAAGCTCTGGGAAGTGGAACTCGTCCTTCATGATCGAGTAGCGCCCGGAATACTCGTTGATCGAGGCCGTCCGATGCCTGATCCATTGGCGAGCCACGAAGATCGGCATCTTCAGGTGGAACTTGAATTCGACCATCTCGAAGGGTGTCGTATGATAGTGGCGCATCAGGTAGCGGATCAGACCGCGATCCTCGTTCACGCTCTTCGTCCCCTCGCCATAGGAGACCCTCGCCGCCTGACAGATCGCGGCGTCGTCCCCCATGCTGTCGACCAGACGGACGAACCCGTGAGAGCCGACAGGCTGTTCGGTGTAGGTTGCTTTTGTCATCAGTTCATCCTGTTCGCTTTTCCGTCGGTGTTTCGAACCCACTCCGAGATGAAGTCTTCGGATTCGGAGGTCGGATAGATCGCGATCATCTCGAACCCGTCGCGGCGTTGCTGTTCAATGTGTCCATGCAAGTCATCGAGCGAGACCCGGAACTTGCAGTGTTCTCCCATCTTCTCGATCACGGCTTCGCCTCCGCCTCTGCCACGGCTTGATTGTAGGCCGGGAGAAGCTCGTGGAGCGCTCGCTTCGCCTTCTCATGGAGGACAGCAAGTCCCCGGAACTGGGCGTCGAATTGCGCCTTCTGTGCGAGAAGGACCTTCCCGGATTTGTCAGCGGTTTGCATCTGGGCGAGCGTCATCCCGACGGCGTTCATGATCCATTCAGCCTCCGGAGCGTTAAGCTGGACGATGCCCATCGAATTCGCGTTGATGATCTTCATCGCGTTCGCCTTCACGTCTTCCGGGAGAGTGGCCCCAGACGCCAGTCTTCCGGGTGTGTCTTCGGTATTGTCGGGCATCTTGTCTTTCCTTCTTTCAAGGTGAAAAATTTGTTGTTTGTGACGTCGAGGTAGACGTCGACGTTCTTCGGGTCGCTCTGTAGCCGATCGACCCACTCGCGGAGCGGGACGCCACAAATGGTCGGAGGGTCGCCCAGCTCGTAGACGTAGCTTGCGAAGTGGTGGCGCTGTTCGAGGACGTCCATGTAGGAGACGAACCGACCGCCGATCAGGAAGCCGTCAGACATCCCCCAGCTCCCTCTCCCGGAAGACCTCTTCGATGTTGCCAAGAGGGACGACGCGACCGCGCCACATGGCCCAGCCCCACTCGGCGGCGTCTTCCTCGAACGAGGGGATCAGCTCGATCTGGCCCAGATCGTTGACCTCCGAGACGATGCCTTGACAGACGCGGGTCTCCACCGTCGCGATGTGGGCAATCTTCAGCTGGATCAGAGCGCCCAGAGGGGGAAGGTCCCCCTCTTCTGTGTGCCACTCCCTCTCCCACTCTATCGGGTCCATCATATGCTCCAGAGATAGAGAAGGATCGAGATCAAGACGGCGCTCTCGATCGCTTGGGCGACCGCGATCCGACCTTCGCTTCCGCCCTCTTTGAAGTAGGCGAAGTTCACGACGATCTTGATCGCGTTCCAGACGATCAGCGCCCAGAGAAGGAACGTCAGCATCAGAGGCCCTTCCCTTTGCCAGCGGGACCATCAGCGTCGGTTCCGTCGGGGTTGCCGTTCGGACCGCCACCACCGCGCCCGGGGTTCGAGCTGTCGTGACCGTCGGGATCGTTCCCGTGTCCGTTGTTCCCGTTCCCGTTCCCGTTGCCGGGTCCATCATCACCGGGTCCATCATCGCCGGGTCCATCATCGCCGGGTCCATCATCGCCGGGTCCATCATCACCAGGTCCACCGGGATCGCCGGGATCGCCCGGATCGCCGGGATCGCCGGGATCGCCGGGATCGCCGGGATCGCCCGGATCGCCCGGACCGCCCGGACCGCCGTCCGGTTCCCATGCCACAGGACGCGCCACGGGGCGCGGAGAGCAAGCTGGAGCCAGTTCGACCTTGCCGCCCTTCCCGATGGTCACGGGAGCGCTTCGATCGCACAGTGGAGGCGGAGAGCCAGCGCAAGCCGCCAGCAATGCCAGACCGCCGATCGCGGTCGTCAGTTTCAGGAAGTTCTTCATTTGATCCGTTTCCCTTTTTGATCAATGCGCCCAGTCCGGCGCAAGTAGGAGACCCAGTCCTCGACGGGTGGGTCGGTGAACTCCGACGCGGGATAGTTGCGCCGGAGCATGAATTGGACGAACGCCGCCATCAGTCAATCTCCTTCCAGCCGTTGTCGACGCCGTCGAAGTGTCGACGCTGGACGTCTCGAAGGGTCACGATCAGTCGATCGAGCTGGTCGGAGCTGTGGACCATGACGGAGTTGTCATGGTTGTCGGCGAAGATCATCGCGACCCGGGAGCCGTCGATCTCGTTGTCGAATGTGATCTTCATGATCTCCAGAACCGACTGTTCGCCGTTGCTGTGGGTGTGTTCCACCGTGCGGAGTAGGTCGAGGGACATGGTCAGGCTTCCTTGTGTGCGGGGAGGGTCGCCCCTCCCCGGGTTGATTAGATCGCCAGCGCTTTCGCGAGGTGGCGGATGAAGTGGAGGACGTCGCCGTTCGCGAAGTCGATCTTCACGAGGATCGTCTTGATCTGGGCGCGTTCCTGTTGCGGAGCGGCTTTGATCGCGTTGAGAACGATCGCGACCGGGATCATGTTGACGCCGAAGTCGCCGTCGACCTCGATGATCTGGTCGGTGTTGATGTTCTTCTCTTCGATCAGGGTGTCGAGCCACTTGTTGAAGTTCATGTCTTGGTTCCTTTCCGTTTCTGATGACCTCAATCTACAGCATCGGCGGCATATGTAAACCCCAAAAATGGAAATAATCCGTTTCTAAATCGGAATTTCTTGTTGAGGGTCGTTCTCCGCGTCGTCCCAGTCGAACGGTCCGCCATAGAGATCATCGAAGGTCGATCGACAAGTCTCGACTTTTGGCATCTGCCAGCCTCGCCGACCATCCCGCTTGATCCCGATCGCTCCCATCTTCTTCATCTCTTCGGCGATGCCCATCTCCGTCTGACGGCGGCTGACCTTCGCTTGATCGGCGAAGTGGACGTAGGAGTTCGTCAGCTGTTGCGTCGTGATGTATCCGGGCCAGTCATCGCCCTCGACGAAGCCAGCTCGATCGAGGCTGATGAAGAGCCACTCCCGGAGGCTGTCGAACGTCCGCTTCTTCTGATCCTGAAGCGCCTCTGTCTTGGGCGCGTTCCGGACGTGCCATCCCTTCAGGTCGACCGACAGGAGGAAGTGGAGAAGGTTCGCTTTCCCCTCGCCCTTGTAGAACCTGTCCTTGATCCGGGCGAAGTAGCTCTCGTCCTGTTTCCGTTCGTCGGAGACGTCGAGGACGAAGTAGCGGCGAGCGTCCGCCCCAGCCGGGACGACCCAGTCCGAGTTCGAGGACATCACGAGGTGGACATAGTTCGAGCCTTGGACGATGTCGACGCCCTTCGCTTCGAACGCCCGGTTCGCGTCGGTGATCAGCGCCTTCAGGTCCGCTTCGTGTTTCTTGTCCCCGGCGAAGAACGCCTCGTTCGCGTGGACGAAGACCTTGTCCCGGAGGTGTCCGTTGAACTTCCCGACGACCTGTTCGGAGGCGGCTGTCTCAAAATAGTGGTGCTTCATCAGAGAGCCGATCGCCTCGACGAAGGTGTTCTTCCCGGTCCCCTCTCGCCCACGGAGGACGAGCGCGACTTCCGACTGGGTCGCCGGGTGCTGGACCAGACGAGCGCACCATTTGACGACATAGTCGAAATGTTCCTCGTTGCCTGAACAGATGACATCCCGGATGTGATCGAGGATCAGCTGGTGATCTGTCCCAGCCTTCGGAGCGACGGAGAAGCCGCGCCAGAGGTTGTAATGATCGTTCGGGACCTCGCCTCCCGGAGCGAAGACGACCTTCTTGTAGGACCGCCTCTGTGGGTGGCTGAACCACCACTTACCCCTCGACTTATAGATAGGCATCCCGTTTTGATCGTCGCCGACGTGGACTTGGATGTTCGAGAAGTAGTTCACGAACGCCCCTTGATCCATGAAGGACAGCTCCCCGTTGGGTTCCTCTTCGACGACCCGGAGCTTCCCGCCGACCAGCGTCACGAAGTATTGATCGTTCATATCTGGGAGGTCCTCGTGGACCGCTGTCTCCTTGGCTCTCTGGATTTGCCGGACGACGTAGCCTTCCGGGTTCCCTTGGTCGAGGGTGTGGCCCGATATGCCCAAGGTGCTGTCGAGCAACACGGCGGCGATGTAGTCGTCCGGGACGCCAGCTCTGACCAGCTCACAAACGACATAGAAGGTCGCTCTCGATCGGTCTCCGTTCCAGCGGTTGCCGTCCTCGACGTCGGAGCCGTTGACGATCAGCATGGGGACGGAGGGGTGGAACTCTCCTTCCGTGGCGACAGCCTCCAGCTCCGGCCCCACGTCGTCGAGCCGAGGGAGGTTGCCTGACAGAGACACGGTGACGCGACCTCCGTCAGCCTTTGTTCCGCCGTCGATCTTGGGAGCCTTCTGGAAGTTCGAGAGGTCATAGCGGAGCTTGTGATCAAAGTGGACGACATCCGTCGGAGCTTCGGCCCGACCCTTCGATCGCTTCTTGGCGTTCGGGATGTTGATCGTCCCGGGGAGCCTCATGATCCGGTCGATGTTGTGGCAATGGTCGCCCTTGTATTCCAGCTCCAGCCAGCGGTTGAAGCTCTCGTGATCCGTCCAGTCTCCGCTGTCTGGGGTCGACGGCTTGTCGAGATGCCAGAACGCTTGATAGCCTCCGCCGCTGTCGATGATCAGGGTCGGCGTTGGGTTCGCCTCCTTCAGCGTCTTCAGGATGTTCGCGCGCTCCGCCGGGACGAGGTTCGGGTCCGTGGTCTGTGGGTCGACGTCGACGTGAAGCCACTCCGCCTCGACGATGTCCTCCTTCTTCGCCTTCTTGGTCAGGTTCTTGTCGCCGGAGCTGTTGACCTGAAAATAGATGTTCTCGTGACCTGATCGCTGGGAGATCGCGGTCTCCATCTGGTCGATCCGATCCTCGAAGAAGGTCGTCGTCGTGACACGACCGTCCGGGACGATGAACGTCAAGGTCCATGGCCCACCGGGGCGGAATTTTTGCAAGAATTCAATGCTGTTCATAAGGCGGCTTTCTTGGTCAGGCGGATGTAAAGGGGAGCTTACTTCTGGAGCTTCCAGAAGTCAATGAGGTGTTGACAATCCTCGTGTCCTTTTTCCATCCGGTTGACCCAGAGGCGGGACAAACCCAGCTCCTTCGCGAGCGCTCCCTGTGACATCTTCGATCGGTTGCGCATGATCACGCAAGCCTCGAAGTCCGACAGACGCCGCTTCAGCTTGCCGTTCTGGTTGCCTTCTTTCGCTTGATACTGGTGGCGGGTCAGACCCAGCCGATCAGCCATCTCGACCTGATCGAGACCGTCCCTGTGACGCTTGACCGCCAGCCATTCACCTTGATTAATTTCGAGCAAGTATCGCATCGCGAAGCTCTCCTTTCATATCCTTGAAGCTCTCCCAGTGGCCGTCCGCCAGCATGATCAGCTCCATTCTTGTCACTCGCCCCAGATGATCGGCGGCGGTGTCTCCCCAGATCAGGAGATGTTCCTTCCCGACACCTATCAGGACGAAACACAATCCGCCAGCCTTACATCTGCGCTTGTGCCACACCCTTTGCTGTGGGCTGTAGTGATCGAGCCGGAGCGGGGTGTCCGGACGCTTGGGCCACTCCCGCACATATTTCAGTTCGACGTCGCAGACCGTGCAATTCACGTCAGGGACACCATCGGCGTCCGGGGTCTCGATCCGTTGCGGGTCCCAGCCCGAGAAGGCTGGTTTCACCGTCCGCCAGTATTGGCCCTCTCTAGTTCCCATCGTTCATCCCATACTATCTCCCCAGTTCTTCCCGATCTCCACGTCGACCTTCGAGGGGACACGGAGCTGGACACAGTTCGACATGATGTCCGCGAGGATGTGGGCGTCGGATGGAGAAGCGACCGACAGGTCGATCTCGTCATGGACCTGAAGCTGGAGCTGGATGTTCTCCCGATCGGCGGCGACGACCGCCATCTTCGTCTGATCGGCGGCGGAGCCTTGGATCAGCCTGTTCAGCGCCTTCTGGGTCCAGTCGTAGTTCGGCGACCCCAGCTGACGAGGGAAGCGACACTTCCGCCCAGAGAGCGTCCGGATGAAGCCGTTCTGGTTCGCGCGCTCTTTCAGGAGGTTCTCCATGTCCCGGAGGAACGGGAGCTTCCGGTAGAACCGGGAGAGGATTTGTTCCGCCTCATATCCAGCGACGACGCGCTTCGCTCCCTTGTTTGGGCCACGCCTGATCGTGATGATCTTCGTGTCCAGTCCGAGATCGTTGCAGAGCTTCTCCTGTCCCATCCCGTAGGTCAGCCCGAGGAAGAGCGTCTTCGCCTCCTTCCGGCTGACACCGGCGAGTTCAGCCATCATCTGATGGTTGTCCGCGTCCGGGTCGGTGCGATACTTCTCCGCCATGGTGTCCGCGCCGTTCATTGGATATTCGCCCAGACCGGCGACCCCGTTCTTGTGCAGCTGTTGCATCACCTCCGCCCAGTGGACGAGAAGCCGTGGCTCCTGTTGCGAGTAGTCACAAGCCGCCCACAGAGCGCCTTCTTCCGGCTCGTAGATCGACCGCCAGAGGGGACCGATCTCTTCGTCCCGTGCCGGTTGCTGTTGCATGTTCACATGCTCGCAAGAGAGGCGACCGTAGCGAGCGCCCTTGGTCTTCCCGTTGCCGCCTTCCTTCTCCATAGCGAGCTGGTTGAAATTGCAATGAATTCGACCGTTGACCAGATGCTCCTTGACAGGGTCGATCGAGAGCTTCCGGAGGGTGTCCCACTTCCGGAGATCAGACAGCGCCGCGACAGCCGGGTTCTCGATGTTGTTCGCGATGAAGACCTTGTCCATGCTGTCCTCGACGTCGATGTCGATCCCGGTCGCCCGGAAACACTTGGCGAGGACCTCCTTCTGGAGAGCGTCTTCCGGTCCTACCCGAACTCCGGAGGCTTCGGTCATGATCTTCGCCGCCTCGACCCGACGCTGGAAACAGAGGTTCTCGATGTCCCGGAGCTTCTCTTCGTTGACCCGGACGCCGCGTCTCTTCATCCGGACCAGCGCCGGGAGAAGATCGCTTTCGAGGTCCCAGACATTGCGGATGTCCTGTCGATCGATCTCCGCCTCTTGCTTTCGGAGGACTTTCAGCGGGAGGGTCGCGTCGACCTCCCCATAGACGCCCACGAAGCGAGCCGGAAGGATGTGTATCCACTCGCCAAGCGATCGCTTTTTGCCGTTCCAGCCGTAGGATCGAGCGGCTTCCTCCATCATTGTCTTGTCCTTGCGGTGGCCGACCCAAGCCGCTCCGACGCTGTCGAGGCCGTAGGCGAACTTATTCTCGTCGATCAGAGGCTCCGCGACCAGAACGTCCCGGAACCGCGCGACGTTTGGCATCAGGACGTCCTCTTCCCAGAGCCAGTCGAGGTCGTAGGACAGGTTCGCGCCGACGATCTCCCCGTCGAAGAAGTTGCACTGGTCCTTGATGTAGCGCATGACATTCTCCTTCGGGAGATTGTCGCCTTCCTGATGCTGGAACGGGAGATAGAACCCCTTCTCCTTGCCCTCGCCATAATCGAGGCCCACAGCGATCCCCGCCAGATGTCCGCCGGTCCGGACGGAGGGTCCGGTCTCGAACAGGAAGGGATCGAAGGTCTCGACGTCGAGACAGACGCGCTTCAGGCCCTTCCACGATGGAAGGTCAGACAGCGAGGGGAGCGTCCAGTCACACGGCGGAGCAAAGAGAGGGAGCTGTCTCATATTGCGAAAAGTTCCTTCTTCCATGGGTGGCTGTCGCTGATAGTCGTCGACAAGACGTCCAGAACGTCAGCTCGTATCCCCGTTTCTTGCATCTGTGGGAAGGTCATCAGAACGCGAACACAGTTCTCCGCCTTCACCTCCATGAACCTGTTCCCCATCTTGACTTCGTCCAGAGCGTAGAACGTCGGCTCCAAGAGATCAAGGAACGCCAGATCGGAGGCTTCCTGATCGGTCAGCTCGACCACGATCCGGAGCTTCTCGCGGACCATCTCCGCCAGCTCGTGTTCCAGATCGCGCGCCCGGTTGTTCGAGAGCGGCTTCTTCGCGCCCCAAGGCCAGTCGCCCACGAGACCCTCGTGTCCGGCGTCGTGGAACGTCACAGCCTTAGCCAGAGCGGGCGTCATGCGGTCTTCGAGGATCGTGTAGCCGAGGACGAGCATCTGGTGGGAGTGTTGCCCCACGAGGTCCTCTTGGATTATCCGGTCGGCATGCCAGCGCTTGACAAACCCTCCTTCTCGGAGGGTCACGATCCGTTCAGCTTTTGTCGGTTCGGTCATTTTTCTCTCTTTCCATGTTGACGAAGTGTTCAGCGGCGGCTCTCCAGTCATCGCCCTTGGGCATCTGGTGGAGTATCTCCAGAGCGGTGTCAAAGTTCCGATCCTCGACGGACATCCCAGCCGCCGCCATCGGGGTCGCGATCTTCCGGAACCAGCTCTCGCGGAAGCCCACGGTCATCGGGTTCTCCCGGTAGATCGAGGCGTCCTGATCCCATATCTTCGGCGTGGTCGAGAACTGGTGTCTCGTATGGAGTTGCGTGTAGATCGTCGCGAGGTCGGGGTTGTCAGGCTCCGGGATGGGATCGAGGAAGAAGAACGGCTGGGTCAGGATAAGGCGGAGGGGTCCGGGACGTTTTCCGAGATGGTGACAGAGCCGAAGCCACATAAAGCAAGCCTCGACGATCATCCCATCGAGGAAGAATTCCTCGACCGACTTGTTCTCGTTCAGCGTGGTCAGTCCGTGCGAGACGTCGTCGCCCTCCCATTGCTCGAACTCCCAGTGGTTCTCCCGGAAGAGCGCCTTGAACTTCTTGAACGGGTTCCCGAAGACCCGGGGGTGGAACTCGACCAGCTGGGTCGGGTTGCGGATCGTCAGACAGACGGGAGACGTGAACGCCCACCGGGCGGGAGCCTCTCCCACCGTGGGGATCATTCTGGTGTGATCGAGCGCCGCATTGCAGAGCCATGGATATGCTTGATTGATGTTCTCACAGTTGATGTTGATCACGGTGTATCCTTGAATTTGAGGTCGTAGGCGTGTTCGATGATGTCGTCGCGTTTATACATCATCCGATAAATCATCCCGCGAGACATCCCGCGCTCCTTCAGCTTCGCGAGCGTGTCCCCGGTCTTAGGCTCCACGATCTCCCAGACGTCGAACCAGCGGCTCCCCGGGAGGAACGGGTTCCCCTTGCATATGACCCGGATCGGAGTGTCCGGCGGGTGGTAGGCTTTATGTCTGATCCGTCCAGTGTCCGGTCGACCCATGCCGCGATAGCCGTCCTCCCGGACGGACGACAGGATCGCCTCGATCAGCTCGTCCCGATCTTCCGGGACGGGGTCCTCCGCTTCGTCCGCCAGCTGTTGCTTGTAAACGGGGACGATGTCCTCGTAGCTGATCGGCTCCCCGTTGTGAGGATAGACGAAGTCTGAAGGCCACCAGACGTTCTTGAAGTGTGTTCCGAATTTCCAGACAGGCAACGGTCAGGCTCCTTTCTCCTCGATCCTTATCACAGGACTGGGGCGAGTGTAAATATCATTTATCGGCGGGTGTAAATCCGAGACAGCGTTGGAGACGACTGATCGCCAGCTTATTGTCTCCCCTGCGGATCGCGTCGATCGCCCATCTGATCTCGCTCTCGAGGGTCGCGCCGCCTTCAGCCACCTTCGCCAGCATCCGGCGATCGACCTCCGCGAAGCCGGTGTCGCGCATCGGCGGCTCTTGGATCACTCCGGTCCACTTGGGCGCGTTGAACGGCTCCATCGCCTCCTTGACGCCATCCCGGAAGTCCCGGAGCTTCGCCGGGTCCGGGTCCATGTGGCTCTTCAGGCAATGCGAAGCCACGCGGATCGCATCGAGGACCTTTTCGCCCCGGGGTGGGAAGAGCCGATCGAAGTCGGCTCTCTTTTTGTTCCTTTCCATCAGCGGTTCTCCCATTAGAAAAGGTTCGCGATGACCATCCCGGCGAGGACCCGGGCGTCGGCGTGTTGACGGGAGATGCCACAGCCCAGAAGCTCCCAGACCTTGTCGCCGCCGAACTTCGACATCGAACCGATCTTGGTTCCGTCGCTGTTGCGGAGGACGATCAGGTAGAAGTCCCACTTTGTGTTGCCTTCTTCGTCATACTGGACCGGCTGGACGTCGAGGGTCAGGGTCTCGCCATTCACGGTCACGGTGTCGTCGGTGGCGACCAGCTCCAGCTCGTCGTTGATCCAGTTTTCGGGGTTGAATGTCATAGTGGTCATTGGTCTATCTCCGTTTCTGATGATCCAGAGATAGTCTATCTCCCGGCAGATGTAAACCCCCCGCCGGGAAATAATTTGTTCAGAGAATGGAAACGAGTTTCCGGACGTTGTCCCGGAGCGTGTCCAGCGATCCGTTGTTGAAGACGATCCAGTCCGGGTTCGCGCTCTCTTCGGTGATGTCCATCGACCCGGTCTCCGGCGGATGACGTAAGGAGGCGTCGACCCAGATGACCCGATCGAACAGCTCCCGGGCCACGTCCAGCTCGTCCTGTCGCCTCATTCCGACATACATGTCGAACCCACGCTCCAGCATCGTCCGGGCTGTCTTCGCCTTGTCTGGCGTGTTGTAGGCGCTGATCATCTGCATCCAGAGGACGCGGTGGTTCACTCGGTCCGCGAACATGTCCTCGAAGCTGTCGTAGACCGCGCATCCCCAGTTGTCCCACATGACCTCCCGGGCCACAAACTCCGAAGAGCTGGTGAACCGGAAGCCGAACTCGTCGCGAAGTATCTCGCCGACCGTGTCCTTCCCGTGTCGGGCGTAGCCCAAGATCAGGAGCTTCGGGCGGTCAGACATCCTTCGCTCCGACGTTCCAATAGACGTAGGCCATCAGAGCGACGTCGATCGCGGCTCCGATCAGGTTCAGGGTGGCGAGGTCCAAGACAAGGAACAAAACAGCCGCTCCGAAGATGATCTTGTCGATCTGTGCGGCGATTGCCATCCGAAGTCGGATGTCGGTGATGATTTTCTTCCACATTATGAACAGTCCTTTTTGCCGGTTGCGGGGTCCCAGACGCACTTCGTCGGGTCCCATGCTTCAGCCTCTTCGTCGAGGCTCTCGATCACACTTCCCCTTCCCTCGCCTTCCGGCTTCGGAGTGTAGGTTGTGCATCCCTTCGCGCCGCCTTCCCATGCTTGGATGTATAGGCTCTTGAAGTCCTCCCATTCGATGTCCGGGGAGACGTTGCAAGTCTTCGAGACGGAGCTGTCGATGTAGCGGGCGGCGGTGGTCAGGACGTCGACGTGTTCCCGGGCTGTCAGGTCGTTCGCGCGGCGTCCCTTGACGCCGAAGTATTCCACGCCATAGTCCCGGAGGATCACCTTCTCGTCACCCTCGATGGTCTTCACCTTGCGCTCTTGGCTGTAGGAGAAGACAGGCTCGATCCCGGAGCTGACGTTGTCCGCCCCGAAGCTGATCGACCCCGTGGGCGCGATCGAGGTCAGGAGACCGTTCCTGATGCCGTGCTTCGCGATCATCTCCTTGACGCCTGTCCCAGCGAGCGCTGGACCGTTCAAGAAGGCGCTGTTGAGGAACCGTTCGTCGTAGAGTGGGAAGGCTCCCTTCATCATCGCCGCCTCGACGCTCGCCTCGTAGGCTTTCACGTTCAGCGTCTTCAGAATTCGAGCCTCGAATTCGAGGAACTCTTGGGTCCCGTAGGGGAAGCCACAGGCTTCGGCGGCGTTCGCGAGACCGGTGATCCCGATCCCCATCCGGCGCTTCGACTTGGCTTCCTTCTCCTGTTCATAGAGAGGGAAGATCGCGACGTCCGGGACCATGTCCATCGCCCACACGATCGGCGCTATGTCTTCCTCGAACTCGCTCCAGTTGAAGCTCCACTCGATCTCGCCGACGGTGGAGACCACGCGGCGGGAGACATACTTCGGGAGGTTGACCGACCCAAGGAGACAAGCGCCATATGGTGGGAGCGGCTGTTCCCCGCATGGGTTCGTCGCGGCGATCGTCTCGATATAGGAGAGGTTATTCATCCGGTTGATCTGGTCGATGAACAGGACGCCGGGTTCGGCCCAGTCCCACGTCGATCGCATGATCAGCTCCCAGAGCGCCGCCGGGTCGACTTCCCGGTAGGTTCGGCCCTCGAACTGAAGAGGGAACGGTCGCCCAAGGGAGAGACATTCCATGAAGTGGTCCGTGATCGCGATCGACAGATTGAACCCTGTCAGCTGGTCGTGGTTGTGCTTCGCCCGGACGAATTCCTCGATGTCCGGATGATCGACGCGGAGGACGCCCATCTGAGCGCCCCGGCGGTTCCCGGAGCTGGCTGTGTTCGCACAGACGGCGTCGAAAATCTTCAGGAAGCCCACAGGACCGCCGGTCTGGCTCTGGAGCTTGCGTATCATGTCGCCGCGTGGGCGGAGGGTGCTGAAGTCGTATCCGATCCCGCCTCCCATCCGCATCGTCTGGGCGGCTTCCGTTGCGCGAGCCATGATCGAGCCATGTCCATCGACGAAGCTGTCCTCGATCGTGCCTGACACGAAACAGTTGTATGGGGTGACGGACTTGGTCGAGCCGATCGCAGCTTGGATGCGCCCAGCCGGGAGGAACTTCATCTGGAGAAGGATGTCCCGGAAGGTGTGGAACTGGTTCGAGTTGTCTGTCAGGCCAGCCGCGATCCGGGTCATCGCTTCCTTGTAGCTCTCCCCGATCTGGCGGTGTTTCGTTCGGTGAATTTCGTCACAGGCTGGGTTTATTGGTCCGATATGGTCCATCGTTTTCCTCTTGGTTTTGATTGTCGCAGACCTTCGATCATACATGTCAGGCGTCTCCGTTCAATTCATCTTTGCTATTGACAACACTATTCGTCAGGCTCGCGCTCGTGATCTCCAGACCCTTGTGTGTCTTTTCCATATTTCATCCCCTTCAGAGCGAGCGCCACGAGGTCCCAGATCGGACGAGAGAGGCGACTGTAGTCCTTGATCTCTGTCTTCCTGATCACGTCGGGAGAGCCGTGGGAGACGGACACCGCCAGCGGGCGTCTCCGACCTTTCTTGACAGCGACCGCCCGGTAGTTGCCCTTCCGGTTGGTCCCTGTCCCGTCGTTCGCGATCACCAGCTCGCCAAGGGTGGTGACGCTGCCAGTGATCGCGGAGTGAAGTTCGACCTTGACGACGATCATTCGACCAGACCGTCGAGGCCCTTCGCCTCCAGTATCCAGTCGGCGGCGTCGGCGTTCAGAAGGTTCCCGTTGCGCTCGACGTTGCGGAGCTGGGACTTCGGGAGCCAGTCGGCGTCGTCCTTGGACCCACCGGGACCGGTGACGAGATACGCCTTCGCGGTCTCGTGATGGACCTCCAGAGTGATCGGGGTGAAGCTGTCGTTCTTGGTCATGTTGCGATCTCCTTCATCTTGTAGAACATCGCGGCTTCCTTGGGCGTGGCGATCTCCAGCTCGTCGAGCCGTTGCAGCTCGTCCATGTCGAGGACGCCCAGACGCCGACGCTTGCGGAAGCTCGCGCTCTCCATCCCGGCGGCTTGCTGGGCGGCGACGTTCTTCTGGTGGAGCTTGCTGGAGTTGTTCTTCCGACGCCCACGGGCGGACCGCGTCTTCTTCCGATCCTCCGGGTCGAGGAACCGGTCGCCCCAGTTCGTGCTGAAGCCCTTCGGGTTCACCGTCGAGGCGTCCATCATGAACACCATCTGTTCGTCCTTCGTGCGCTTCTTGCCGAAGACGAGGTTCGGGACTTTTGTCAGGTCATCGACGAACAGTCCCGTAAGAAAATTTCCGAATTTCATGTGTCAGGTCTTTCTGTTGTTGTGTCAGGCTGTTGTCCCCCGAGGCGACCGAAGCCGCCCCGGGTTCTCTCCGCGATCTAAGCGCCTGACTTCTCAGATCGGGATGTCGTCGTCGAGGTCCGGCGTGGGGTTGCCGCCTCCGTTCTCTTCGCCGCCAGCCTGATCGGTCCGGTCGGCGGTCCCAAGGTCAGCCTTTGCAGCGCCTTCCGAGACCATGTCATGGAAAGCGAGACCAGCTTGGAACAGATCGTCGTTGGGTGCCAAGCGACAGTCCTTCGCGCTGCCTCCGTCAAAGGACAGCGAGATGTTCTGGAACTTCTTCCCGTTCGACTTGGCGATCTCCTGTTCGGTGGTCACGCGCCAGACATGCGCCCACAAGGGGAGCTTGATCCGGCGATCGCCGACGACGAGCGTCTGAGCTGTCGCCTTCGTGATGAATTGGCGATACTTCTTCAGCTTCATCGACGAGAAGCCAAGGACGACCCGTTCATAGTCCCCATCGTCGTCGAGGACGAGGCCGTAGAGATAGATCGTCTCGACAAGGTCATGAACCTCGCCGGTCTCCGCGTCGTGACACTGGAGCTTGATCGGGGAGTTCCCGTTCTTGCGGATCGCGTCCTGAACGAACTGGCTGTCCGGATCATGAACGCCGACGAAGCCGCCGCCGCTGTCCACCGGAACCCATTCCACGAAAACGCGCTGACGATAACAGGGGATGAAGCGGAAGTCGTCCATCACCGTTTCCATGACGTTGTTGTAGAATTGGCCCTGTTTCGCCTTTCCATCTTCCACCAGCTCCGAGTTGGACTGGAGGACGTTGACGAACGGGATCGCAAGTTCAGAGCGATCGACGTTCTCGAAGCCTGTGGCCCCAGCATAGTCGCCCCATTCGGCGACATCTGTGGCTTGCTTCTTGGTGACTGCGTTTGCCATGTGTTGTTCCTTTCACAAGTTGGCTTTTCGGTTCGGGAGGCTCCATTGCCTCCCTGTTTATCCCGTGACCTTCGCGACGCGCTTAGTGTAAGCGCCGAACAGGTCCATCGGAATTTCGGTTCCCGCCTTCAGCTGTTCGTTGACGAACGCCTTCAGGGTGGTGGGTTCAACCTTGCGACTGAACGTCCCGGGATATGTCTTGATGCTGTCGATCCAGCTCTTGAACTTCTTCTCGTTGTCCCGACCGGTCTGGAAGATGCCGGTCCGCTTGATCAGTCCGCCGTGACCATGCTCTTCAAGCCAGTCATAAACCTTTTCGCGATCGGCGGCTTTCGGGGAGGCGAAGGTGGACGTGATGATCGTCACAGCCTTCCCGTCGACCTTGATGACGCTGTCGTCATCGAGGCCCATGTCCTCGAAGGTTGCCGGGATCGTCAGCTCCACGAGCTTCGTCCGGCGCTCCTTGGCGGTCTTCAGTTCAGCTTCGAGGCGGTCGATCTCTTCGTCCTCCAGCTTCAGCTGTCGAATTTGATCTTCGAGGACCGCCTTCGTGTTGTTCCCCATCTTGGGAGGGGTTGCTTCCTGTTCGTCCGCGTAGGCTTCCCAGTCTTGGGTTGATTGATCTGTCATGTCAGGCTCCTTTATCCGAACTCGCCGGTCTCTTCGGCGGCTGTCCTTGCGTTGTTGACGACGCCGTCCCATGCCTCTTCACTGAAGATCGCGACGAAGGACTTCTTGTCCAGCGCGATCCCGTTGACGAGGACACTGTCGACATCGAACTCTGGACCCCATCCCGGCTCGCCGGGGAAGTTCATCGAAGGCATCGCCGCCGGTTCACCTCTCTCCGTGCAAACGAGGACGACGTCCACATTGAACGCGAATTCCATGTCTTCCAGTTCGGTGTTGAATGTGTAGTTCATGGTCAGGCTTTCGTTCGTGTAGGCAAATGTCTAGCGGGTCAGTCCGCGTCTGTAAAGCCCAAATCTGCGGAAACTGGAACATATGTTCCCCGGCGTCCGTTCCACTGAAGGAGCTGGACCCGTCCGTCGTTGATGTCCAGAGCGATCGAGACAGCCAGCGACAGGAGGATCGGGTTCCCGATGCAAATCATGTAGTCGTCGTCCCCGAAGTCTTCGAGGCGACTGTAGAGAGCATCGATCACGGGTTCGAGGTTGAAGGGTCTCGTGTCGGCGTCCAGAAGCTCGACCAGCTCCCCAAACTCTTCAGCCGGGGAGAGATCGTATTTGTCCTTCAGGACACCTCCCTCGCGGTAGGTTGCTCGCTGGACGACGAAGACTGTCATTCGACCTTCACGATCATCGGTTCGGAGGTCTCGATCTCGATCTCGTGGGCGTAGACGTCCAAGCGGACGACGGTTGGCATCCCCGGCGCGGTCTGCATCGCCACGGACTTGATCGAAAGGGTCTCCGAGATGTCCCTTCCTTCGTTGTCAAAAATCTGGAGGGTTTCGGCGGTCTCTCCGATGACGATCTTCATCTGTTGTCTCCCATGATAGTTTCAGCGACTTGGAGCTTCTCCCGGAGCTTGCGGACGCGCTTCTCGTCGACCGTGTCGGTCGCCATCATGTCGCCGTAGAGAACCGAAAAGTCCATTTTGCCTCTGTGCGTTCTGTCTTCAGATTGCCTCCGGAGGCGGAGGCGGCTGTCGTTCGTGTAGTAAAGGACATAAGGGGCGATGTTCAAAGTGTGTCCACGATACATCGCTTGCGTCTGAGCCGCAAGGAATTGTGGACCGGTCTGGGCGAGCCAGCGCCGCTTGTTTTCTTCCCGGACATCCTGATCGGTCTTCCCGTCGTAGCGGACCAGTCGATCGCCCAGAGCGTCCTGAAGGAGTTCGAGGTCCCGGGTGAAGCGACACCAGATCAGGACCGGGTGGGTCTGTTTGTTCAGCTGGGCGAGCGCTGTTTCGAGGCGTGGGTTCTCCTTGAACGTCACCACCTTCTGGACAGCCTCCCCGTTCTCGTCCTCCATGAACGGGAGATATCCGGCTGTGATCTGGTAGAGCTTCAGGATGTTGACGATCGGAAGCTCCGCTGTGATCAGGCTCTCGATGTCAGCTCCGTCCGCTTGGGTTTCGATCATAAGATCGTCCCTGATCTTCTCATAGGCGTCCCATTGCTCCTTCGACATGTCGAAGCGGTGCTGGGTGTATTGCTTCTCCGGGAGATCGAGACAGTCCCGCTTCAGTAGCCGGGAGCTGTGCGGCTTCAGGATGTCGTGAAGCTCTTCGAGGTTCTGGTAGCGGAGCAACATCGGGAAGTGGCGACCGTCGTTCCGCTCGACATCCTTCCAGATGCCGAAGTAGGTCTTGAAGCTCTGGAACGACGCGAAGCCGCGATCGCGCCAGAAGTCCGGGTCGAGGAATTGCATCTGTGGATAGACATTGAAGGGACCCTCGTCGACCGGCGTTCCCTCCATGATCCGGCGATAGAGAGCGAACCGACTGATCCCGCCACGCCCACCATGGCCCACAAGGGTCTTCGTGATCTTCGTCCCGGGCGTCTGGATTTCAGCCGCCTCGTCGATCAGGAAGGCGGTCCGCCGATCGCGGACCATCTTGGCACAGAACAGCTTCCCGCCGATCCAGCCGGAGGTCTTCGACTTCTCCGTCTTCACCGCGTCATAGGACATCGACAGGACGACGAACTTCTTCGAGTAGAACGCCTCCTTCATCTTTTGCTGGTGCCACTTGGTCCCCGCCTTCTTCGTGTCGTAGGCCACGAAGTCGATCTGGTCATGCCACATCGGAGGGACGAGCGGCTGGTCGTAGGGATTCGTCTTGGACGGCTCCTTGATCGCCTCCTTGATCCATTCGAGATGGACGCCGTTCGGGGAGACGACGACGAGCGTGTCAATCTTCCCGGCTTGCCAGAGGGTCAAGGCCCAGTCGTAGCCAGCCTTCATTTTTCCCAAGCCTTGCTCCCAGAAGATCGCGCGGTTCGGTGTGTTCCAGTGGTCTTTCTGTTCGACGTCTTGATGGTCGAACGGTGGCATCGTGTGAGGGTAGTTCATTGTCAGGCTCTCCGTGTTCTCCGGATACCTTACAAGCGCCCAAACGAGAAAGCAACCGGGACGACCTTGGACAACCTCCCGACCTTCCCATCCCTAAAATTGCTGGGAATTCTTATATATTTCTATTACTTCTTGAAAGGTTGGGGAGGTTGGGGAGGTTGTCTTCAGTATTAAAAATCAAAGGCTTACAGCTGCCGACCTCTGTTTGAAGGTTGTCCGAGGTTGGGCTGTTTTGGGATCAATCGTCCCGGAGCCGCGACCAGAAGGCGTTCGAGGTGTCGGTGTGGTTGGGGAGGATGGAATTGATCAGACGACCGATCAGATGGTCGGTCCTATGAAAACGGGCGCAGAGACTTTCCCTGCGCCCTCCGAGGATCACGTTTATCAGGACCGACAGAGCCGATCCCACGCGGTGAAAATATCGCCCTACGCTCTCCATTTCCCTTCCCAAACTGTGATCATGGTTCTGGTCCCTCCGGGGAATGTTACAACGTGCGAGACGCTATGGGAAGACGGTCCCGTCATGTAGCAGAAACGGAGCTGACAGGCTCCAGCTGACCAGACGTCCCCCATGATCGTCGCCGTGTGATCGTGGCCCTTGTTGACCTTCCGACCCAGCTTGGTCAGGTTCGCGGTTGATCCCCGCGCCCCGTTTGGACCCTCGTCGCCGTGCATCGCCATTTCAATCCCGGCGATCACATAGCTGTCATCTTGCTTCAGGAAGAGGACTTCCGATCCGACCCCGGCCCGGAGAAGCGACCACTCGTTCCCATCCCAGTCGTCTCCAGCCTTCATCGCCTTGACCCGGGCGAGCTGGGCTTCCAGATAGAACTCCGCGTTCAATAGGTCCTTCTTGAAGTCCGCCTCGTCTAGCCAGCGATCGAGGTGGCGATCGTGGTTCGAGCTGACGATGATCATCTCCGTCTCGTCCCGTCGGGCTTCCATGATCAGACCCGCCGTCTCCCGGACCTCGTCTTCGACGCTGTCGATCCCATCGAGGAACTTCTGATACATCCTCCCGAACTTCTTCATCTCGTGGTGTGATCTCGATCGGAAGCTCTGGACATCGTGCATCAGCTGATGACGAGGCCGGAGAGCGTCGATGATGCCATCAGCGCCCCAGTTGACCCGTCGGATGTCATCGTCGATCTCGGAGCTGTGGATGTCGCCCCAGTTGATCGCCTCGACCACCCCTTCGGTGATCTGCCCGCCGGAGACCTTGTGGATGTTGATGTTCGCCAGATCGAAGGCGTCCGGGACGTCGTAGAACGTGCCGTCCTCTTCCGCCTCCAGTTGCCGGACCCACCAGCTCCCGGAGCTGTCGACCTCGACGATCAAAGCGCCGTATCCGTGGCGCGAGCTGGCTCGCTGTCCTTCCTTCTTGGCGATGTAGTTCCGGACGGTGACTGTCCCGGTCGTGTAGTTGAACTTCGTCGGCTCCTTTGGAGCGCTTGCGATAGACTGGAGAGCGAACTGGACGTGGGGGAAGATCGCGCTCTCCCGTCCTGTGTAGTTCTCCAGACCGGTCAGAGGCTTCACGGCTGTCGGGATGATGTTCATCTCCGCGCAGAGCTGGAGACCCGGAGCGATCTGATAGCGGCTCCTGTCTGGGTCCGTGTCCGCCGCGTAAGGCATGACCTCCGGGACCCACCACGCCTCGTCCTTGTCGGCGGCTGTGGCTTCCCGTCCGGGCTTCACGGCGCGCTTGCCATAGCTCGCTTTGTCGTAGGTGAACCGGGAGACCATGATCTCCGCGTCGAGGAAGTCCGCGTAGGCTGTGAGGTTGTCCCAGAGCCGTGTGTGGAGCTTCGTGTTGTTCTGGGCGCTCGTGATGATGTAGCGCTTGATGTCCCCCTCTTCGGGGAGCTGGAGGGTGACAGGAGCGATGTCCGTCTTCCGTCCTTGGACGAGGCTTCCCTTGAAGCCGAGCTGGTGAAGGTATTTCTTGACGGTGGTTCGGGAGACGCCCATCTCGTGGGCCACTTGAGCCTTCGATCCGTATTTATCGAAGAGACGAACCATATCGTCCCGTTGTGCTTCGGTCAATGCCATGACTTTTTCTCCGGCTGTATCAGGTGGCCGAAGTATAGAGGCTTATTGTGTAATGTGAAGGATTTACTGTTGCTTCGCAAGAAAGCGGTCGAACCTGTCCGCGAGATTGTTAATCGCCGCGAGGGTTCTTTCTTCGGACCGGATCAAATCCTCTTTCATTCCGTTCAGGTGGGTGTTTGACACGAAGTCCCGGGCGACGTGTAGCTTGAATTCATCCAGCTCTGTCTTGTTCTGGCGGATTTGCTTATAGAGCGCGACAAATAGACCAGACACGAGACCGATCCCGGAGATCATGACGCCGATCATGGCTATAACATTGCCCCAGCTAAGAACTATTTGATCCATTCAGAGTTGCTCCCGGTAGTATTCGATCTGTGCGTTCGCCTCTCGGATGTAGCGAACGACGTCAGCTTGGTTCAGCTGAAACCTCTCGAAGTCCTCCGGGCTGAGAGCAAGATAGCGTCCATTCTCCGTCATGACAACCGCCCACTGGACATCCGCCGGGACAATCTGGTCCGGTTTCGGCAGTTTTGAAGCTGTGGGTCGTTCAATCCTCTCCGGGACAGTTGCGATCTCCACCGCTTGCGGCTTCGAGCAAGCAACGGGCGCGAGCATCGATACCATTGACAACACGACCCAAAGTCTCGTCGTCGATCGTTTCGTAGTCGATCCCTGACAGCTCCCGTCGCGTTTCTGCGACATTTTGTCTCGCTTCGCGTGATACATCCGACAATTCCTCCAGTCGCGCCTCTTGGGCTTCTCGCCATTCTCGCCACTCGTCCAGAGCTTGGCGCTGTGCTGTGATCGTGGCGTTCTGAACCTCCACGGCGGTCTCCATGACCCCAAGCCTCTCCTTGGTCGAGGCGTAGTCCCGAACAGCCGCGACGATCGTGACCCCGAGGCTGACAATGGCCAGAGCGACGATCGCCCACATGATCTTCTTCCAGTGCCAGATCATCGCTTCACCACTTCGTTCGCGTAGCTGTCGATCCCACGGAGCGCGGCGGCGTAGCCCAGACAGACGAGGAAGATCGTCGATCCGAATCCAGTCAAGGCGGACATCGTCGCGCTGTCCATGTCTCCACGGATCATCCGGTCGATGATGATCGCCGCGATCAGGGTCGCGAATATTTCAAAGCGAAGCGCCGATCGACGCTTGCCTCTCTCGACCTTCTCTTCGGTGGTCTGTTCCATGTCATGCCTCGTTCGTTGAGATCACTTCTCCGTGACTGTTCATCAGCGGGATTGGCGGGAGGGGTTTCGTGTAGGTCTTGGGCTTCCTGATTGCAAGGACGCGCCCACCAGATGAGACCGACCGACCGTCGATCCATGTGTCGTTGATCGAGTTCGACTGGTTCCCACCCCGTAGCCTGATCCTCTTCGCCTTCTTGTCGAAGCCGACGGCGGTTCCTATGTGTCCACCCTTGCCGCGAACCAGCGTGATCATCGCGCCGTAGGCGAGCGGACTTTCTTCTCCGAAGAGCGCCCAGTTCCTCGCCCAGTATGGGTTCCTTCCCAGATCGCCGGGGAACGGCTCGTCCGGGAGCGTGAGGCGGATTGCGGTCTGCATTGCGTCACCACACCACGGATAGACCGCCGGGTCTCCCAGCGTTGCTCCGTCGCTCTTGAGCCACTCCCTGAGCTTGGCGTTGTCCCGTTCCTCGTGCCAATGCATATGACGCGCCAGCTCGTTGACCCACGGGACGCCGTCTGTCAGGCTGATCTTCGGATCATCTGGATCGGCTTCTCCCGGGAACAGGAGCGAGAGGGTGATCGGACCGATCAGCGGACGCCGCTGGAGACCACGCTTCCCCTTGAAGACGGAGATCGCCGCCTCTGTCTCTGGCCCCATGATCCCGTCCTCCGCGATCGCGAAGCTGGGTTCGTGCCGGTTCAAGGCTCTCTGGATGTCGATAGTTTTATATTGCATTAGTAAAACTCCACGCTGTGGGCAAAGTTGCCAGTTCGGACGCCACCGGCGTCGATCATCTTCACGACGACCTCGTCTCCGCCCGAGACTGCGATCATCCCGAACGTCCCCGGCCCGAACCCACGGAGCGATCCGTCATGTCTGAAGCGAGCCTTTTCGACGCCTTCGATTTCGAGGACATATTGAACATCGCTCGTTGACGTCCCGGACGTAACATATCCGCTACAATTCACGATCGCCAATGTGGCGCTCGCCGGTGCTGTGTAGACCCCTGTCGCTGGGTTGTAGATGTCGCCGAAGTCGACATCTTCAGTCAAGGCCATCGCGGTCAGGCTTGTCGGGGTCGAATATCCGACAGTTCGACCGCTCGCCATGGCGCGCGGGACCGGGTTCCCGGCGAGGACACCGAAGCGACACTTCGAGGATTTGAAGCTCATGGTGTCGGCTTGGAATTCTCTGGCTTGGGTGTACCAGTCAGCTCCGGAAGCGTCCGCCGGGACAATTCCAGACCTTGTTCCAAACGCCGGTCTCCCGATGTCTTGCATGATGCCCCAGTCGTCGAAGGTCGTCGACGCAAGACCACTAGACAAAAGACCAAAATATCCACCGCTGCCAGCGCCCCAGTCGTTCACGTCGTCTTCGACCCACAGGAAGACCTCGTAGAGTATCCCATCCATCGAGGTCGGGATGTTCAGGTTCCGGGTCGAGGTTCCAGCATCGAAGAAGTCGAAGTCGGCGTCGAGATATTTCGTCTCTGTCTGCCAAGTCACGTCGACGGTGGTGGTTGAACCAGAGCTGACCGTCTGGTCGCTTGTTTTTGTCAGGATGGAAGCTGTAGGCATTACTTATAAAACCTCGCTGAGAACCACGATCCGGACGAAAGAGCGGTGTCCGCGTTCGCATTGAACCATGCCGCGACCGTGTCGGTGTCGGTGATCGGGAACAGGTGGGTGGTGTGGAACTTGTTATAGTCCCCATTATCGTTTGTGTTTCGAACCTTGATAGTTGAGCCGTTCAGCCAAAACCCACCTTCATAGAAGTCTGCCCCTATAGTGTCTCTCCGAGCTGACACCGTCGCGAGACAGTAGAGCGCCCCGGACGGAGCGGTGACTGTCGTGACGGGTGTCGACAGGCTGAAGCCGCTGTCCCAGACGATCTCGTTCCATGAGATCGTCGTGTTCCCGGAAGCCGTCGTGTAAGACCAGTCCGAGTTCCTCATGACTGTGAAGCCTCCAAGAAACTCGATCACGGGCGTCGCCTTGTGGACCGAAGGCATCATGACGGCGGGGGCGATTGCTCTGTGCATTAGGCCAGTGTCCCGATCAGCTTGTAAGTGTCAGTCGTGTTCGACGGGATCAGGGTCATCGCGGTGTTCTGCCCACCAGACGAGACCAGCGATCCGTTGCTCTCGATCGTGGCTGTCCCGGAGATCGTGATGACCCCAGCGCCGCCTTGAATGATCGTCAACGGACCGGGAGCATCGAGACCGGTGTTCAGTGTCACGGTGATCGCGGAGGCGTTGTTCAGCTCCACCGTCCGGTTGCCCTTGAAGTCTGCCCCGGTCAGGGTCCGGCTCGTGCCTGTGTCCTCGACATAGTCGAAGGCGTCTTCGGAGGTTTCGATGACGTATCCGGAGAACCACGTTATCCGGCTGTCTTGAAGTGTGTGGGCGGTCGTGCAATCGTACTGAGCGCGAATGACCATGCCAGCGGTCAACAGGATTGGTCCGGTCGTGCAATGCCATGTGAAGCTGTCATCGTACCAAGTTTCCGCCGCGAGCGATCCATCGACCGCGATCATCGCCTTACCATCTTCGACTGTCCCACTGAACGCGAGCTGAAGATCGAAAACCGCATATTTCCCGTCCCATGATGACGGAACCACGATCTGACCTGATCCATTGATAACGCTGTCGGGATCGAAGGCGTTAAAGCTCGATACATCATTAAAGGTCAAGATGCTGTTCGACACGCCACTGCCAGAGACGACGTTTCCTGTCAATCCGGCGCGAACGCCCTTGAACGCGACAGGGAGCGCCCCGCCGCCGGTCTTGGCTTCGGCTTGTGGACCGTCGTCATATCCGACGACGCGAAGGAACTGTGGGTTCGTGTCCGTGCCGTTGTCTGTGTTCATGAAGACACCGACCTCCAAAACGGAGGACATGCTGTTCGCTGTGTCTGTGCTGGTGAAGATCGTGTCCCAGTCGAAGCCGTTGTGGGAGACGTAGAACGTGATCGCCGACGTGACCCTCGTCACACGGAACCAGATCAGGGTGTCGAAAGGCAACGGACCGGAGCCGTCCATCGTCACGTTCGCGTTGTTCGAGCCGAATGTGAACCGATCGGTCCCGCGATAGTTTTCCTCCCAAGTGGGAGCGATCACGTCTGTCAGTTCCCACGTGATGCTGTCGACACCATCCGAGACCATCACGCCGATCGTGTTCTTCGCCGATGCCGTGTCATCTTGGAACGTCTTCGCAGAGACGGCGAAGACCTTGTCGAAGTCGCCAGCCGCGACTGTCGCCAGAGCGGCGGACATCTCGTCGTCCGGGAGGTGTTCGATCAGCCAGTGTCCCGTCGCCGCGTCGAAGGCGTTCGAGACTGGCGTCCCGCTGTTGTAGGCTGTGAAGACGTTCCCCGGCTGGGTGAACTTGGCATGGCCCAGACCTTGGGCCAGTGGACCCTTCCCGATGAAGTCTCTGATCTCCGACAGGTTGATCTCGCGGCTGTTCGCGCCCTGTTTAAAGTGGGCTTGCTCTGTCCCATCGAGCGGCAAGGTCGCCGTCGTGAGGTCGCTGATTTGTTTGTTTGCCATGTTAAGCCTCGTCTCCGCTCATTTTGATGCCGTCGGTCCCGGACTGTTCGTCGCCGGAGGTTAGAAGGTAGTCGCCAGCCGTGTCGACCATGTCGCCGGACACGAGTTCGAGAGTGTCAAGTTTTCCTCGCGCAAACGCATAATAGGCCGAAGTCGCCAAGTTGCCAACAGTTCTCCGGCTGTAGACCCTGATCTCGACGGTCGAGCCAGTCACGCCGGTCACATCGACGACCTGTGGAGACGAAGCGCCTGTGACACCATATGTCACACTCTCGTCCACTCCGTCGATCCAGACCTCGATGTCGTAGGTCTCCGTCTGGTCAGGCGTCTCCGTCGCGTCGTCCTCGTCTGGGATGGATGTCGCCGCCCGATTTGAGCTGACCCAGCTGACCGACACCGACGGATCGGAGGCGAAGTCGTGGTCCAATGTCCGGACGCTGTCCAGCTGGAGATCGCGAGGTCGAAGCGGGCGATCCGCCAGCTCGTTCAAGGTCGTCTCCGCCGCTGTCTCCGCCTCCGGGGATCGACGGACAGCGCCGGTCCGGTCGAGCATGACCGACCAGATCGAGCCGCTGTCCAAGATAGCGTCAGCCGAAGCTCCAGCGCCCAAGAGGTCAGGGTTCAGGAACCAGAGCGAACTGTCGACCGTGTGGGCGACAGGCTGGGTCCCGAGAAGGCCCCTGTGGATGTTCCCGATGGTGTAGGTCCCGTCGAGGTTGTCGGTGACTGTCTCGTAGCCCATCCACTCGCCGTTCGCGTAGATCAGACCGGCTCCGCCGGTAGCGATCTCCGCCGCTGTTGCTGCGACAGGGATGTCGTCTGCCTGACCGATCACGTTCTGGATGACGATCCCGGTCGTGGTGTCCGTCCCGGTCGAGTAGCCTTCCTCATCGCTGTAGGCTGTGACGATGTCGCCTTGGAGTGGATAGACGATGTCGACAGGGTCCACGAAGCCAAGCTCCGAGGCGTCGACGACAGGGACCGTCGCGTCGTGGACGAACGTGTAGGACCCGGAGGCCGTCTGCGGCTTCTCCGCGAACGGGATCGCGACGGCGTAGCCGTCGGAGACCGGTTCCTCCAGCGTCGAGCTGAAGAAGTAGGGCATCTCGACGACCTCTTGGTTCGGGATCGTGACCGGTGTCGGACGACTGTCGACCCAGCCGGTGTCGACCGGTGTCGAGAAGACCGCCGTGTTCACCGCATAGATGTCCTGAACGAGTTCCAGCGTGATGATGTTGTTGTCCAGCAATCCGAGGCTTGTCTTCTGGACCCGCATGATCAGCTCCGTGATCCCCATCTCTGGGAAGGTGATCTTGATCACGTCTCCGACGAGAATTCCGTAGGCGTTGCGGTTCATCTTGACCGACATCCGGATCAGAGGGACCGACAGGCGGGACAATTCACGCGCCGCCAGCTCTTGGGCTGTTTCGGAGCGATAGCAGAATGGGAACGACAGCTCCACCGTCTTCCGGCCCACCATGGAAAGGGTCGCCGGGTTCTGTTCGACCGCAACCTTCGAGCTTTCCTGATCGCGCTGGCTGTAGGAGACCTTGACCTCTGAGATCACATCCGCCCAAGAGGTCCGCTGATAGCTCACGATCTCTTCGATGTCGTCCTCGTCGTAGACCGGAAGGGAGGCGGCGACATAGTCGTCACGGATCAAGCGAAGCTCGATCTCTCCGCTTGCGTTCTCTGCGAGGACCCCGTCGATCTGGCGGAGGATTTCCCGAAGCGTCTTCTTGCCTTCCTGTGGGGAAGAGACGACCCCGGAGACGCCATGGTTCTCACTTTGGAGCGTTATGTCCGCGTCGGTGAAGGTCGTCAAGTTCAGCTTCGTCGGGTCGATGTCCATCCCTGTCCAGTCGTCGACGATCGCCCGATAGAGCGTCTCCGCTGCGGAGGCGTCTTCCTCGTTCAACGCGGAACACTGTCCGGCGTTCCCGTTGGTCAAATAATCGGTATAGGACCCCATCAGGAATTCAGTCTTTCGGAGACTTGGCGTCTCTCCGATGTAGTTGTTGGGGAACACGACGTGGGAGACCCCGTTGTAGGCTGGGACCAGACCGGCTCCGATGCTCGCTTCGACGTCCGGATCGACAGGCTGGGTCTCGATGCCAGCATAGAACGACACGTCCCCGATCCAGCCGCCGCCGCTCTCGTTCCCGCCGAACAGCTCCGGCTCGTTTATGTCAAAATACTGTTCATCGTATTGAATAGCTTTTCCGGTGACACGGAAAACGTGGTTCTTGATCAGTTGCTCGTCGGTCACAGGGTATTGCATGTTTGTGAAGCTGATGATGCCGATGGACCGCGTCCCGGCTGGGATTTGCGTCTTCGTCAGCTCTTGAAGCGCTCCGTCCACGAACGATCCGGAGGAAGTGACGAGGATTTCATACGAATTCAGCTGAAGACGTTCAGAGACGAATTCTCCCCCTGTTCCGTTGTCTCCAGCATAGAAACGCATCTGGAACCAGAACGTCCCGGTCGTAGGGAGAAACAGGCCGCTTCCTGTCCCGTGGGCTGGCTGTTGCGCGGCGTATGCCCCATAAAGTCCATTGTCGATCGCTTCAGCTGCGAAACCGAGGTCCGTGACGAGGTTGTAATATTCCGGACTACTATCTGACACGGCGTCGAAGCTCGTGATCCAAGGATAGGTCCCCGGCCCTGTCTCCGGTGGCGTCTGCGTCGAGTTTATGCCTCCCGTGACGGGGTCACCATAGAGTTCAATGTCTTCGTCGACGACCGACGTGATCCCGGGAGCGACCGGCTCGCTGTCGATGTAGATTTGCTTGATGAACGCCGGTCCGAGACACAAGCCCATATCGAGGGTTAGATAGTATTTATGCCCGATGATGACGTTCGTCGACGAGAACAGACCCGTCTTCTGTTTCTTCGTGATCGGGTCGGCGACATAATCCCCATACCACAGGGTGTTCGGTCCCTTGATCCGTGCGCAACCGAATAGTAACGGGACAGGCGCGTCTTCCGTCGCCCGGGGAAAGTTCTCCGGGTCCAGCTCGTCCGGACGTGCGTTCTCGAACTCCGGCTTCGGAGCCAGAAGAGCGGTCAGGATGAAGGAGACTGCGAATAGAGCTAGTTGCGTCCAGATCATTTAGAGCCTCGTTTGGAATGGGTTTCTGGTCGGGACGTATGGGAAGCCGCCGTAGTTGCTCCCGTTTGAATAGCGGTCGATGCAATGCCCGCCGTTTGTCAGCTGGTGGTTGCATCCACGACGGACGGAGACGGCGTCCAGCGCCGCGACGTTGGGTGAGAACGGGGACGCAAGGGTGAAGGAGGTCCCGGTGTTCGAAACGATCATCCGCTGTTCGCTTGCGGCGATCATGCTTCCGCCCACACACTCGTCATCGGCGAAGACAGAGGTGTCGGCGATCGTGACCACGTTGTCGACGATCGTGGAGATCGTCGTGTCCTGATTGTTGTCGACCGTCGTCATGTCAACCTTGCAAAACCTATCCCCGAGGACATGATTGCAAGGTCCCTGATACTTGATCCGAGGGAGCGGCTTATTGAAGATGTAGGAGAAGAGCGACGGGACGCGACACTTCGCGGTCCGGCCCTTGATCGTCCACGACACGACCTCCCCGTCCCACAGGGTCAGGGCGTCGTTCATGTCGTTGCGGTGAACCCGGAGTATCTGGAGAGCCAGACCCGGCGGAGGGACGTTGATGCAATAGTCCGTGACCATCTGGTCCGACGCTGGCATCTCGATGTCGATCGTCAGATCGTCGTCCTCTTGGGTTCCCTCTTCGAACTCGGACCGCTTGATCGCATTGGCGACCCATGTCGCCTCCGTGTTCGTGATGCTTTCGGGAGCGCTCGTCCGGTAGTATGTCGTATAAGTCCCCACGAACCGGAACAGCTCGATCGGAGCGCCGTCCTGTGTTGATTGTTCTGTCGTCAGAACCGCCATCGGTTCGCCTCCTTTCTATCCGTCGTTCGTCGTCATCACCGTGAACGACAGGATCGACTTGGTCCCGTTGTGCTTCCACTCGCATCGGTCAGCCATTCTTCGCTTCAAGAGGTAGCTTATCCGGTCCACATTCGCAACCTTGGGATCGGAGGGGATCGCCGGGGAGACAGTCAACGTCCCTCCCGCGATGTTCGTGATCTGGTGGTTCGACGACGTCCCGTCGCTGTAGACGATCTCGATGTAGTGGTAGGTCGCGAAGTCCAGAGGAGCCTCGTTGACTATGAAGGTCGACGAGCCTTGGGTCAGGCTCCCGGAGACGGTCAGGTCCTCCAGCTGGGTCGACAGGAGAAACGCCTTCCAGTTCCCCTTGACGGTGTCAAGGAAGAGCCTCCAGTAGTCGATGTCGTCGCTGTCAGCCCGATCGACAAGGAAGGCGGCTCGCGATCCTCGTCTGATGTTGCTGTATCTGGTCGCGATGACCCTCGCGCCGCCGTAGTCGATGACGTCCCGAGGGAACTCCGGTTCCTCCCCAGCTCCAGCCAGAACGGTCCGTTCGAGGATCGGGAGGCTGTTCAGGGTGTTCAGGGCGGCGGCTGTGCCGGTCCGCTGGACGATCGGATCGACCCAGCTGTCGAGCTGGAATTCATAGTCGCCGGTGACGGTCGACCATCCCAGCGTCCGCTTGTTCTCCCAGAGACCCACCATCGCCTTGATCGCGAACCAGCCGGTCGTGACGTTCTGGGTCAGGACGGTGTCGAGATCGAAGCCGGTGTCTGTCACGTTCGAGACGGTGTTCGTCTCTGTTGCCCTTGTTGCTGGGTTCACGAGGACGACGTAGTCGCCGTTCGCCAGCGACATCAGCGTCGTGTCGGCGGAGATCGCCGTGTTCCCTGCGGTCTGATCGGCTGTCAGCTTGGAACTCCAAGCCCACAGGGGGACGGTGTTCGGGTTCACCAGATCAGTCGCCAGAAGCGCCAAGATGTCCCGGCGCTCGTCTTGCTCCAGAGCGGCGAACTTACCCCTCTGTTGAACGCGCGGCTTGGGTCGGAGAGACATCCGGCTCTCCGTTCCGTTCCAAGTGGATATGACATCAGTCTGAAAGAGCCAGACTTCGACCAGTCCGAGGTCCGGGATTATGCCGATGCTCATGATCCAAGAATTCCCTTGACCGCTTTCTTGTTGCGTTCAGCGGCGGAGGTGAAGAACACGTCGCCCTCCGCTCCAGACAGAGCGTCCGCGATCTCCTGTCCGCCGACGTTGACGACGACGTTCGGGGGAGCTTGCTGGACGATAATAGGCTGGGAGCCGCCGCCGTTCGCTCGTTGTTGGGCTGGTGTCTCCACGTTGACCCGCTCGCCGGGGGTTGCCTTGAAGGCGACGAGCTGGCTGTCCGTGCCACCGTTACCGCCGACCATGGCGGTGCCGCCGGTCGCGAAGCCTAAAAGACCTCCGATACCACCGCCGCCGCCACCGAAGAGACCACCAGCGCCACCGCCGGGGAAGAGACCTCCAAGGAGTGACGCGAAGAGCTGATCCGTGGCGAGCTTCAGGAGTTGGGCGAAGAGGTCCGAGAAGAATTCCCGGACGTTGAACTTGCCGGTCTTGGCGAACTCGACAATAGCGTCGGAGGCTTTGTCGAACGCTCCGACGACGAAGTCTGACATCGTGGACCCGAGGTCGTTCGCCCGGGCGATGATCTGGTCGATCCCGTTGGCGATCCCACCGGAGAAGGTGTTGTCGAGAGCTGACACTTCGACGTTGATGTTCCGCATGGCGGCGGCGAATTGTTCAGCGCTGATCGCGCCACTCTCGAAGAGGGTGTTCAGGTCCGCCTGTTTTTGGATAAGCCCATCGAGGTCGCCGGTGACTTCAGTGTAGAGCGCCTTCAGTCGGTTGACAGTTTCGCTCGCGCTGCCAGAACCACCACCAGCTCCGGTCGGAGCCTTCTCGCCGATCCGGTTCAGGAGTTCCTCCAGCTTCGCGGCTTGCTCCGCCGACGCGGCGGCTTGCTCGACACGTTTCGCGGCGATCTCCCCGCTCCGGGTCTCGATCCGATCAAGGAGGTCGTTCGCTTGGGTCGCAGCGCTGAAGCCAGCGTTGAAGCCTTCGCCGACCGTCGCGCCGAACTTGGTCCCTTGGGTTTCTGCGACCCGTTCGTCGAAAAGCTCGATGCTATCGCCTCCGAAGACGGACGCGACGGCGTTGTAGCCTTTGATGAATAGGTTCAGGAAGTCGCGCCACTTGTTCGCGAGGAACGAGATCAGCTTCTCCCAGACGTTGGCGACCCCGGTCGTGAAGTTGTCCCATGCGACAGCCGCCGCGAGGATACCGCCAGCGATGATCCCGACGAAGCCGTCCCAGATCGTGGCGATGATACGGAGAAGACCACCGAAGCCTTTGACCATGCCTTCGACAGCTTGGTCGGAACTTCCGAGAATAGAGCTGAAGGCTTCACCGGCGATCGCTGCCAGCTGGGCGAAGATCATCCCGACCTCGACGAAGGTCGCACGGATCACATCCGCGACGGTGACGACGCCGGAGCCGAAGATGTTGATCTTGTCCCCGAAGGAGACCAGAATTCCGATCGCGGCGGAGATCGCGGCGATGAACGCGCCGAAGGGGTTGGCGATCATCAGCGCCGTCAGTGTCTTGATCCCGATGATCACGCGACCGATCACGGCTGGCCCAGAGAGAAGGGTCAGAGCGATGACCAGAGACGAGATTGTCCGGAGGATGGTGTCCATGTTCTCTCCGAGGAAGATCAGCGTCCGGGCGAAGGCTTCAGCCACGCCGGAGCCTGTCGCGAACTCGCCGATCGCCAGCGTCGTCGCGTTCCGGAGAACTTGGAAGCCTTGGGCGATCGTCGGGATAGTCTTCCCGAACCGCTCTTCCAGCTCTTCCCGGGCGTTCGCGAAGGCTTTGAGGATGATGTCAGAGGTGATCTTGCCTTGGAAGCCCATCTCGCGGAGTTCTCCGCGAGTGACGTTCAGTTCCTTCGCGATGACATCGGCGACGACCGGGAGCTGTTCGAGGACGGAGCGGAGTTCGTCGCCACGGAGCGCCCCAGAGGCGAGACCCTGAGACAGCTGGATCATGGCGTTCGTCGCTTCAGCCGCCGTCGAGCCGCCGATGACGACCGCTTGGTTCAGGCTCTTCGTGAAGTCGAGGACTTGCCTTTGGGAGACGCCCAGCTCCTTCGCCGCCAGCGCGGTCCGGGCGTAGACGTCAGCCGTCCCCTCAAAACTGGTTCGGGTCGACTGTGATATGTCGAACAGCTCTTTCGTCACGCCCACAAGCTCGATCTCTGTGTCGACGAGGACCCTGATCCTGTTCTGGATGGTGGTGAAGGCGTCCGCCATGGAGACGATCCCACGAAGGACTTGCGCCCCTGCGAAGATGCCGATCGCGGCGTTCATAAGCCGGACACCTTTCGCGGCGGCTGTCGCGGAAGTTCCGACGCCGACGATGTCCTTTCGGGCTTTTCCGGCTCCCACAGTCCGGATCGAGATCACGATGTCTTCACGAGCCATTAGCGGAAGCTCCGTTCTAGTAGTTTCGCGACCCTCGTGACGTTCGTTGCTGCCCCTATTGCGCTTTCAACGTATCCAGCTGGAGCTTGTGCAGAGTATCCGTCGTTCAGCCTCCCTATATAGGGGAGGTTATTTGAAATGTAGATGACATCGCGCGAACTGTCCACCCGGGAGACAGCTTCCTTCGCTTGGGCGATCGCCGCCCCGGTATTCTGCCCAGTCGTTGAACCCTTTTCCCCGAGGACGTAGGCGTTCGTCGTGTCCCGGAGTGGAGCGTTCACGGAGACCCGCCAGTTCGATCGAGCGCGACCGGTGTCGACAGGTGTCGCCACGACCACCGTCTGGTCCACAACCAGCGCCAGCTTGCGCATGAACTTAGGGACGTTCCGATCCAGTCGGCGTCCCAGTTCATTCATTCGCTTATTGAACGTGGAAAGGCTCATTTTTTAATCGGCTCCTTCGTCTTCTCCGCTGCCTGTTTCAGATAGTGGGCGTCCATCTTTCGGATGACGTCCTTGAACACTTCCAGATTGACCCCAGAATAGCCATAATGTCTCCCGAAGTCGATGATCTTCGACCATGGAATCGGCCCCGGCCCAAAGGAGGCCGGACGCTCCGTCGACAGCTCATAGAAAGCGGAGATGAAGAACGCCATCCACGGCTTTGTCTTCTCTTCGATCTCGAAGAACTTAGGCGGCGGAGGTCGCCCAGCGTTCCGCGCCGCCTTCATTACCGCTTTAGCGCTGTCCCCGTTCTTCGTCCAGAAGTCGAGGACCTCGATCAGTTTCCCATGTCTTCCTCGCTCAGAGCGAACAGGCCGTCGTCGACCGCCGCCATCTGGAGCTTGCTGAAGAGATAGACGCCGTTCTTCCCGGTCGTGGTGAACAGAGCGACGAGGTTCTCCGGGGTCGCCTTGACCTCTTTCCCGTCGTCATCGACGAGCGGCTTCTTGCCCCAGCCTTCGATGATGTTCTCGACGAACAGCTTGACGTCTTCCTCGTAGGAGCCGGTCATCGTGTTCTGGTCCGGGACGGCGGACTTCTTCTTCGCAGCGAGCGAGCGCTTCGTGACCGCCGCCTTGAATTCTTCGTTGTGAAGCGCCGCCTGTCTGATCCGGAGATCGAACAGTCCGCAATCGAGGGTGATGGTGTCCGCCATGTCGAAGGTCGACATCGCCTTGGAGATGTTGAGGTTCATGTTGTTTTCGCTTTCTGAACAGTTCGTTTTCTAGGTGTGAACAAAAATAGGGCGGAAGACCGATCAGGTCAACCGCCCTTTAGTTGGGGAGGGGAGGGAATGGGTCAGTGTGGCTCGTCGCCGTAGTGGTAGTCGTAGAACGCCGCCGCCTTGTTCTCCAGATGACGCATCCGGGCGATCTCGCCGTCCTCGTCTTCGATCTGATCTTCGTCTTGATACTTCTCCATCTGTTCAGCTTCCCAAGCCAGAAAGATCGGATTGAAGAAATCCAAGTAGGCTTCCTTCGCGCGAACCAGAGCTTCGTGGATGCTCGCGGCGTTGTGGATGGTCGTCTTGCGACCTGTGGCTTCGTCGTGGACGGTTGCCATCGGACCTTCGCCCGGGAAGACGGTCAGGACGCCGATGTCCTTGTCACCGTCTAACAGGTCCCAGATCGGGACGTCCTTGGCTGTGCGCTTTGCGATGAATTGTGTCATGTGTCTGTCTCCGTTTCTGATATCAGAAAACTAGACGGCTTTTCGGCGGAAGTAAACCCCTTATTTCGAAACAGTCTGTTTCCAAAAAGAAAGGGGCGACCGAAGCCGCCCCAGTTGTTCACGAGGGACAGTGTGAATTTAGGTGTCGGCGACGTCCGGAAGATAGTCGAACTCGCAGAGCATCAGCGTGTGACCGAAGTTCTCGTATTCAGCCGCTTGGACATCGAGGGGAAGTGTGATTGCTTCGTCCTGTGCGACGTTCGCCCGACCATCGCCCAGAGCGATCAGTGGGACGTCCCAGACGAGGCCGGTCTTCCGGGCTTCTGTGCCGGTCCCGAAGTCCTTGACCAGAGCGATGTCGAGGGTGACGTCGGCGTTATTCCGAACAGCGTCCACGCTCGCCACGTCGGCGAAGTAGGCGGTGACGGAGCCGGAGACCTCGAAGTTCCCGAGGCTGACATCGAACGCTCCCAGAACGCCGACCGCTTTGTTCGGCGAGGCGTTGTTGTTCACGTTCAGGGTCGTCTCCGTGACGTAGGCGAACAGAGGCGTCGGAGCGCCTTGGTTGCTTGGTCGAACTTGGGCCATCCTGATCCGGCTGAAGTCGGAGCTGGTGTTGTAGGCGGTCGCGCTCTCGATCGTCGCGTCCGTCCCGCTCTCCGTGGGCTTCGTGTCGGTGTCGGCATAGTTGGTCTTGTCCGTGCCGATGAACGTGAAGTCCGCCATCAGCTTGTCCGCTTGGGCGATGTTCAGGGAGAACTCGTTCAGGACAGAGCCTTCGAGGACTTCCGCCTGATAGTCGTTCGTCGAGCCGGGGTTCGGTATGCCCAGTTGGCGCTCGATCGCCCAAGTGTGGCGGTCGAAGAGAGGGTCGTTCGTCCCGACGTTGCGTGTCACGCCGCCGAAGAAGATTTGAACCGTCTCGCCACCGGAGAGGCTTTCGGAAGACATCTCTGTCTCCCCATCAGCGCCGCCGCCGGTCTTGTCGAGCTGGATCACGCCGGTCGCGATGTTCGCGACAGAGCTGACACGACAGAAGCCAAGGTTCGAGGCCGTCGTGAACTTGGTCGCGGTGGTGTCGCCGCCGATGTAGATGAACTCGCCGATCTGGAGACCGAGGTTAGTCAGGTTCGTCGTCGCGTCGGAGGTGATCGTGGGAAGGTTGCCGCCACCGGCGACGACGTTGGCGTCGTCCGCTGGGAACTGGTAGCCCACAAGGACCATCTTGAAGTCGGCTCCCGGCGTCTCTGCGACGAACGTGGAACCGGCGAAGGTCAGGGTCGTGTCCGTGGTGAACCCCGAACCTGTGAGAATGTGGAGGCCGTTGTTCGAGCTGTTCGTCATGCCGGAGACGAAGAAGATCATCCCGTCGAGAAGCTCGCCTGTGATGTCCACGCCGGTCGCCGTCATGGTCGTCGCGGTCCCGCCGACGTCGTCGACAGAAGCGGTCGCGCCAAGATAGGACAGCTTCGCTTCCTTCGTGGACATGAATAGGCTGGGCCATAGGTGGGCGAGGTTCGTGAAGGTCACGTCCTGATTGAAGCCACCCGTTGCGTCCAGATCAGTGATCACGCCCTTCTTGCGTTGACGACCAGCATTGATCGGGTTTCGTGCCACCAGAGCGAGCTGTGCGCCGAAGTCCGCGTAGGAGTTCGGCTCCATCTCATACCACGTCGGCGATCCCGGAAGGACGCCCAGCGTGGTCTCTTCGGCCATTTTAAGACCGGTGGAATTACTGTCAATTTTGACTTCTTCAGCCATATCAGAGCCTCTCCGTATATTCGAAGGTTGCCAGAACATTCGACTGGAACCAGTCTCCGTCCTGTCCGACCTCGTTCAATGTTACGTCCCGGAACCAAACTCCACCGGGGGTTGCCTGTCCTTGAAACGTATCCAATGCCACCTTAGCAGCGACATCGTTGTTCGTCAAACCAGAACCATATCGTGTAAATATCTGGATTGTCACCGTTCCGGAACGACCGAAAATCTTGTTCCCGATCGCGTCGTTGAACCCCGCCGTGTGAAGGACTGTCGCCCGACACCATATGGGGTCGGTCGGGAGATCGTCGTCAGATGTCCGATCAGCCCACAGGATCGGAGCCGTCGGATAGGCGGCGACCCATCCGGTCCGGAACAGGGTCAGAATTTCGTCTCTTGCTTCTGCGATTGTCAAGCTCATATTAGCGCCTCACTCCCACATAGTAGAGGATCGTCGGTCCGTCGTCGTAGCGGAGCGCCTGAACTGGACCGATCTTCCATGTCGTCAAGTCGGTGTCGATGACCTCGTCGAACTCTTCGAGCTTGTCGCTCGACGATCCGCCGGGAGCCGCGATCATGATCTGTTCGGCTCGCTTGACCAGCTCGTTCGGCTCCATGCCGAAGCCAAGCGCTGTCACGCCGGTCGGAGGGACCACGACGACAGGGACGGAGGCTGAAGCCTCTGGTGTCGTCCGTGGGTCAGCCGCGCCGCGCCACGGCTTCGCCGCGTCATCGGTCGCTCTGGAGAGCTTGATGAACGTCACGGTCCGCCCCTTGGCGGCGACCAGCGTGTTCGCTTTATTAGCTTGGGCGATCGTCACCGATAGGACCCCGCTGGCTTCAGGTAAGACTTCAGGAGGTAGTCAGCCGCCGGATATGGTCGGATCAGGTTCTCGATCGTGGAGCCTTCCGTGAACCGGGTCTCGATCGGACCGATCTTCTCGAACGTGACAGTCCGACCGGAGGCGTCGGTCGTCGGGTCTTGGAACAGCTGGGCGTTGTGCGCCCGGATCGCGTATTCGCAGACCGCCCACTTCAGGTTCCGGGGGAGGCCCACGACGGTCAGCCCACGGCTGTCCTTGACGCCGGTCCGAGGCCACTGGAGGTTCTGGGAGCCGTAGTCGACGCCGTTGATCATGCCGGTGACGGTGACGTTCGTCGCCGCTGTCGACAGGGTGATGTCGTTCCCGCTCTCGCCCTCTTGGGCGGCTGTCAGATCGACCGTTGTGGCGTTGATCGCGGCGGTGATGTCTTGGTTCGCTTGGACGTTGGACGAGTGGAGTGTCGTGTCGGTCGCGCCGATCGCGGCGACAAGGTTCGTCGCCATGGCGGCGGCGTCGGCTCCGATCAGGACCTCGTTGACGGAGGTCAGGGTCGAGAGAGACGACTTGAATGTGTAAGTGGTCGCGCCGATGACGATCGTCTCGTCGGCGACAGGGAGACCAGCGAACTCGACGATCCCTTCAGCGGACCGACCGTTGAAGGCGACAGCCTTCACTCCGAGAAAGCGACTTCCGAAGCGGTTGTCGAGATACTGGGTCGCGTTGATCGCGGCGGCTTCCTTCTGGGCGGAGGTGGCTGTGTCCCAGCTGTTCTCCGTCGAGCGGTTCCGGTTCGAGAGATAGTTGTCGATGTAGGCAGTCGTGACGTAGGCGTTCGCGTTCTGAACACCAGCGCCGGTTTCAAGAATGAGTGTCATGTCGAGCCTCCAATCCCTTCTTGTTTATCGGTAGAAGTGGATCATGTGAAGACCCCAGTCGCGATCGCGGTCGGACGGAACCAGTCATCGAAGACGTGGATCGTCACCGTCCCGGCGATCGCACAGGTCGGAGTGAGTTCCAGAGCGCGTCGGATGTTGCCCAGCCGGTGGACTTGGTTCGCCGCCAGAGCGGGCGTCCCGATCGTCCGGCTGTCGTTCGTGGCGACTGTCAGCTGACCAGCTGAAACGCCCACAGAGAAAGAGACGCCCAGCTGGGCGTCCTTCGGGACATCGTAGGCCGTCGTCAGAGGGTTCGTCGCCGCGACCGTCCCCATATTGGCAGGGGACGCGATGTCGGTGTCGAAGCTCTGGTGGTCTTGGGCGGAGCTTCTCCGTTCGCGGGCGTGAAATAGCGCCGCCTGTTCGGCTTCGGTCAGTTCCTTAAACGATTGAAGCTCCGCCATCTGTTACTTCCTGACAGGGAGACCCATTGCGGGTCGGGTTGATCCAAGGGAGGCTTTACGCTGTCCCATTGCTTGGTCGATCGGTGCCTTGATCCCCAGCTCCTTCACCACGTCTTGCGCCGTGGTTCCGGCGGCGATGAAGGCCCGGGCGCGCTCCGCCTTTTCGGCACGAGCGGCGGCTTGCCGTTCAAGGAACGTCTTGATCGAGGTTTTGTCCGTTTCGGGTCGAGACTTGCGAACCCGATCGCGGACCCGGACGATGATGTCCGAACGTCGCGCCCACAGGTTGATCTCGTTCGTCAGTTTGTTGTGGGCTTTCTGGAGGCCGTTCAGCTTCCGATCGGCGGCGGCGATCCAGCGCTCCAGAGCGTCGATGTCGTTCCCGAGATCGGAAGGTTCAGCAGCAAGGATTTCTTCGTCGTCGAATTCGTCCAAGTTCACTTCTTCGTCTTCTTTGACACTTTGAGCATCTGATGCTTTGGCGAGGATTTCCTGATCTTCGAACTCTTCCTCGATTGTCTTGTCCGCCACGAAACTCGTCGGCTCCGGAGCGTCTGATCGTTTGATGTCGGAAGGAACGTCCTTCCGTGTGACCTTGTTCCCCGTCCATTCTGACAGAACAGCGAGAACTGGAAGTCCGTCGCCTGTCCAGTGGTCGTCGTTCGAGGGGTCGAGTTGCGCCAGAGCGGCGGCAAGTGGCATGTTCATTTTGTTCTCCATGCGGTTCTGTTTCATATGCGAACGCCCGGAGCATAGCCCGGGCGCTCGTCTAGTTCAAGTCTGGTCGACGTTAGTCATCCAGAAGGGTGATGAACGTGAACTCGATCACGCCTTGCGCCTGAAGATCGACCGACGTGTCGTCGGTGATGTTGGCGGCGTCGATCAGGACGTTCAGGTTCAGTTCCAGATCGGCGGCTGTGTTGTCGAAGACAGCGTCCGTCCCGTTGATGACGTTTTTCAGCGGAGACACTTCAGCCGTAGCAGCGCCAAGAGCGGTCGATGCGATCACGTTGACGTCGGTCCCGGTGATGGTCGCGTCGCCAGCCGGGGTCGTTCCGACACCGAAGTCACCGTCGAAAGTGTCGGCGAGGTTGGCATCAGCACCAGAGCCGGAGAACGTGACGGCGATCGCCGCGCCCAGCATCTTGATTTGACCCTCCGGTAGACCGGAGAGAACGACG